CGGATCGCCCGCCATGGCCTGGGTCAGCGGTCCTTTTGCCGGCGGGTCATGCACCAGGCGCTGCAGCCAGGATGGCAGCACCCGAAACCAGAGCGGGCAATTATCGTGGTATTCGGTCAGCAGGTAATAGTCGCTGACGTCGCCCTGCAGCGGGCTCAGCAGATGCATCGTTTCCCACTCGTTCTTGGGCCCGATCGCCGGATCGAACAGCGCGGTCTCGACGATCGGGTGCACGTCCTTGATGTGCTTGTTCGCCGGCGGATCCCAGAAGCTGACCATCCGCCGCAGCGCGTAGGCGCCGACGCAGGAATAGCCGGTGCGGATGCGGGTCGTGTGCAGCACGATGACGTTGCCGTTGACCCAGAGGCCTCGGTTCGCCGGCCCGTCCAGCACGCGCACCGGTGGCGGCATCGTGGTGGCCGTCAGCACGGCCGAGCCCAGCAGCACCACGGCCGCGATCGCGACCGTGCCGCCGTCGCGCAGCCATTTCATGGGGTTTTTGCCTCGTCGCCCGGCCGGGTCATGTGCACCGGCGCATTGGTGCTTTCGTAGACCACCGGGCGGTCGAACCAGGTCGAGGGCGGATAGACCCAGAACGGGCAGGCCGGCGTCAGGGTCGTGTAGTAGTTCCAGGGGCCGGCGTTCGGATTGTCCTGGCGCGGCACGTTCTCGAGGGAGAGATCGAGCTGGAACTTCGTGTCGTCGGCGAACGGCGAGGCGTCGCCGGAGAAGACGAACGGCGCCAGCTCGCGCTCGCCGCCCGCGGCGACCGAGGTCTTGGTCTTGTCCTTCCAGCGCCACAGCGTGCGCATCACCACGAAATGCTTGCACGGGCCGGCCATCGCGCGCCGGACCTCGAGCTCGAGGGTTTCGCCGGGGCGCGCGGTGCCGACCATGCGGTCGAGCTGGCGGACGATGACGGCGTCGATCGTCGCGCGCTGGTAGCACCAGGCGCCCACCACCATGCCAATCAGGAAGAGCGCGATGGCCCGCTTCCAGTGATTGATCGTGTAATGGAAGAACGTCATCTCACGACCCCTTTTCAGCGATGAGATGCCGCAGGACCTGCAGCAGGAACTGACCGACAGGCGGGAACAGCCAGGGTATGACGGCGGCCAGGATCGGCAGGATAGCGTGCCACAGCGTTTCTTTCAGGCGCCGGCGGAAGTTCCGGCGCCGCTCGTAGCGCTGGAATTCCTCCTCGATGACCACGCCGAGCTTCGCATAGACGGCGCGCATCGCGGCGATGTCGGCCGGGTCGGTCCTGAGCACGGTCCATGCAAACGCCTCGCTTCGCTCCTCGATGCGCGCGACCCGCTGCAGCAGCGCGTGGGCACCGTCAGCCTCTTTGTCGTCCGGCACACCCGCATCCTGTCCTGCTTTTGTCGGTCGCGGGCGTGCGTGGCGCCGGTTCGTCCCGCGCTCAAGTTTTTGCGGCCGTCTAGCGCTCGGCTGACACGCGCAGGAAGGCGGCGTCGAGCGCCATGATCACCGAATACTCCCAGCGGCTCAGGCGGATGCCGGTGAGATGGCACCAGGCCATGATCTCCGAGGGCGGGATCGGCAGCACGCTGCCCATGCCGCCGACGCGGCGCCCCTGGCTCATCTGCCAGAACCACTCCCAGAGGTACAGCAGCACCTGCGGCGGCGGGGCGGGCGGGTCGAGCTCCTTCTGGTGCTGGCCGGTCTGGCGCTGGATCGACAGCAGCGCGTCCCGCTGCGTGCCGGCGCCGTCCGGCAGCGGCTTCATCAGCCGGAATTCGTGTTCCGCCCAGGCGATGAGCCGGCGGGTCAGTCCGCCAAAAAATTGGCGTCCGCCAACACGAACGTCTCTGCGCGCTGCCGCACCCATTGCCAGCGCGGATCGGACCAGAAGGCGCGGATGTTCTCGGGCGTCGGCAGGAACTCCTGGCCCTGCGAGGAAAATCCGAACCAGGTCTTTGTCAGCGCGCAGAGGAAGTCGATCTGGTCGCCGTCGATTTCCTCGCGGCTGACCTGGCCGACGGTGCGCTTGCCGCGCTCCACGCGCCGTTCGGAGATTTCCCGTTCGATGCGCTCGAAGGCGTCGGAGTTGCGGCCGAAGAAGGTGATCGTGACGGGCTTGCCCTCGTTGGTGGTGAAGGCTTTGCCGGTGCGCGGGTCGAGCAGCTGCATCTCGACCCCGCGGACCGATTTGGTCCTGGTATCTAGCTTTTCGACGTCGAACATCGCTGCGCTGTCTCCGCGTTGTCACAGATGGCGGGCTTGGCCCTGGGTCCGACAGCAACCAAATTTCTGCGAGGAGTTCAATGCCCGGCTTGTTTCGCGGGCGGGTTCGATGCTAGCAGATAGTTACGACACAGGGGTCGTTCTCCGATGACGCTTTCCGCCGCACAGCTGGGCAACCTGATCCAGTATCGCATTGGCCTCAATCGCGACTGTCGCGACGCGGCGGTGCGGGACGCGATCCTGTGCGGGCAGACGGAGGTACATCACCGGCCGCCGACCTACTGCGAGTCGTGCTTGCATCATTTCAGTGCGTTCTGGTTTCCCTCTAGGCGTGAATGGGTGTGTGTCGAATGCTCGGGTCCGGCTGGTGGTGCCACACCGGCGCCGGCGCCGGCGGATCCGGCGCTGCTGGCGGAGATGCGTCAGCGTCTGTCGCGGCAGCTTGATGGGCCGCTGTTTCCGACAACGACCTGACGCGGTCTTCGATCAGCCTGGCGATGACCTGTCCGCGCGTTGGCTTGAAACCAAGGGCCTTTTCGAACTGAGACTGCAGGACGCGAAGTCCTTGCCATGTCTCACGGGGCAGTACGAGGTGCGAGGAGGCAAACCCCTGGGCGTCATGATTTGCTCGCCTGGCGCTGTCTCTCTGGCGCGCCATCAGGGTAAACCGCCCGGCTTCGGTAACCAGCAGGTCGGGCCCTAGCGTCAGCAAGTAACGATCGATCCAGTCCAATAGGGATGGCGAGGCTTCAGTCTCGAGCGTGGGGTGGCGTGCCTGAAAGAGGCCGCGGCGGAGCTCTGTCGCGATCGTTTTCAGCCGAGACCGGTCAGGAAAGTCGGGTCTGGCCTCGACGTTCAACAGCGCAAGCAGGCAGCGAATATCGTCGGCAGTCCCTTCGGCGGCGAAATCGGCCATGATCAGGCGCTGGCGGATCTGGGCCCTGAGTTCCCGCAGATTTCTTTCAGTGACGTGTCGCGCCATTCAGGTGTGACCCGACCCCCTGATGAACACGCGGGCCTGCAGGGCTGTGTGAGGCGCTGACAGCTCGAGCAGATCGTTGTTCTTGACCAGATAATCCAAGCACGCATGCATCACGTAGATGTCGCCGCTCAAGCACGCCAGCCTGATGATTTCCGCGCTCCGTGCGGCTCCGGCCTGTTTGAGCAACGCGAAGGCACTGTCGCGGATCGCTAGCAGCATCGCGACGCCCGACGCGGAATATATCTTCGGCTCCTGCTCGGCGTAGCTATACGCCGTCACCCCGTCAGACCTTTCAGCGCCTTTTTGACGTCTTCGGAGATCTCGGGATCGGCCAGGGCGAGCGGCACCATGGCCTTGATGACGTTCGTCAGATAGGTCGCGCTGTCGGCGAGTCGCCGCAGGCTGATGGCGGCGCTGGCGTAATACGCCCCCGGGTCGATCATGTGGATGTTGGGCTCAAGGCGGTCGACGGTCCTCAGGTAGAAGTTGACCTCTTCAAGGTTTTCCATTGGTCGTTCCGTCAGGATGTGAGTTGCTTGATCGTCCACATGACAGCCTGTTCGAGCGCGGTCATGCCGAGCGATTGGTACCGACCGGGCCGGACCTTGTCGAACAGAGCCTCGAGCTCGGCCGCCTTTTCCTTGATGTCGTCGTGCAGACGCTTCTCGTCATCGGTCAGCGCGCGATAGCGCGTGCGGAAACGGCTGACCGCGATCGCCTCTTCCGACTGCCGGCCATCGGGCGTGCCTTCGTACACGTGTGCCATTCGTCACTCCCTGACCGTATGCGCAACGGTTTCTGTTGCGCGCCGGGTCGCTCCGATATACCAGAAACCTGCGAGGAGGAAATCCATGGCGGCACCCCAGACGAGCCTCATTCCATGCTGAGCGACCGGCGCGAGCGGAGCTGGCTCGCGAGCATCGGCTTCATCGGCAGTTGGGCGGCGATCATCGTGCTGGCGTTCGCCGGGTGCTATTTCTTCGCGCGCATGGTGGGCGGCGCCATTCAGCCCTCTCAGGCCCAGATCATGCAGCCGCACACGGTTGAGACCGCCGATCCGGCCATCGCGGCCAAGCTCGACGCGATCCTGGCCGAGCTGAAGGCAATGCATCACGACCAGGAGCAACGGGCTTCGGCAGAGAGTCTGACCCTGGACGGCATCTACAGCGTGATCTTCCGCTTGGCTCCGCCACCTTACTTGGAGCTGACCAAGCCCCCCACCTCTCGACCCACGAAATAGCGCCGCGCGCCCTACCCGGGCGTGAAGTCGATCACGATCGTCGCCTGGCAGTTCGACAGCCAGATGTTCGTGCCGTAGCCCTTGCTCCATTTCTGGGCGCGCCACTGGCGCGGGACCGACTCGTCCGGCAGCGTCCAGAGGAACGGCAAGGACAGATGCGCCTCGAAGAAGGCCACGATCGTCGCCCAGTTCGTGGCCAGGATGGAGTTCCAGTTCAGGTCGGCCTGCCCGGTGATGTAGTTGATCCCGTCGGGCAGCACCTGCGAATAGCCGTCCCCGTAATCGGTCTGCAGCAGCCGCGGCTGCTCGGAGAACTGCGTGCCGTTCTGGCCGGGCTGTTGCGGGGGAACCCACGTATCCCAGGCCATCAGGTCTGGCCCTGGCTGGCGCGCACCGCGTTCCACAGGCTCCCGCCCGGGCGCTGCATGTTCAGCACCGACGCGGCGATGCCATTGTTCACCACCTGCATGATGTGGCGCTGCAGCGCGGCGGCGCTCGCCGCGTCCATCTGCGAGCCGTTCGAGTTCGTCCCGCCGGCGAAGGTGATGGGCGCCTGGACGATGATCCCCGGCCCGCTCATCCCACCGCCCCCGCCGCCATCCATGCCGACGCCCAGGTTGCCGTTCGGCAGCCTTCGGAGCGGCAGGATGGCTTCGTCGCCGGCCTCGCCGGCATAGTTCATGCCGCCGTCGGCCGTGGTGAATGCGGTCGGAACATTCAGGATCGAACCCGTCGCGTGGTAACGCAGCGGCCGGCCGCCCATGAAGGCGTCGCCCGTCGCAAAAAGACCCGCAATGCCGGAACTGAGCCAGTTCCAGGCACCTCCCAGGGCTGAGCCGATCCCGGAGAAGAAGCCTCCGCTGCTGCTGACGCTGTTATAAATCCCCAGTTCGTTGTTCGGATCCACGATCGCTTGGTCCACGGGGCTCAGATCAGCGTCGGTCAGCCCATCGATGCCGACTGCGCTTGCGCCGCTGAAGAGGCCGCCGATGCCGCCCAGGCCGCCGACGCCGCCGCCGAAGGCGCCGCCGATCCAGTTGCCGTTGCCGAGCGCGGCGAGGCCTTGGTTGTTGCCGCCGAACAGCCCGCCCAGCAAATTGCTGAACAGGTTTTCCAGCGGCTTCTGGAAGACCAGCTTTTCGATGATGTCGCCGATGCTTTCGACGAGATCGCCGAGGATGTGCTTAAAGCTCTGGCCGCCCTGGCTGGCACGCTGAAACGTGTCGAGCAGCGTGTCGCCCATCTGCTTGGCGGCTTCGTTGACCTGGTTCATCCCCTGAACCTGCTGGTTGCTGTCGAAGAGCTTCATCTGATTGTTGACGTATCCGGCGCCCTGATCCGGGGTGAGCGCCAGGTTGTTGTTCGCATATTGCTGCGCACGGTACTGCGTCATCGCACGATCGATGCTCGTGCTCGAGCCGATCCCCAGGCTGACTTGGTAGTTATTCGCGTCGATCGTCTGCCCGGTCTGGTAGCTGTCCTTCGCGTTGGCTTCGCTCTCCTGCGCCCGAGCCTGGGCGAGCCGGTCGGCCATGCTGATCTGCTGCGCCATCGGATTGGACAGATCGGCGAGACCGTCCTTGTAGGCGGCATTGGCGCGCTCGGCCGCGGCCGCCGCCTCTGCGCCGCCACTCCAGGCGGCCGCGAGCTGGTT